GTGTGTGCAAAAATACTAAAAACGGTTGATATAAATCAATTGCAGCACAAAAAAGATGTATATTTGTTATTAAATCAAGATATAGAAAAGATTATGAATAAGATAATAGGATTAGCAGTATTGCTGCTATGCGTTTGTGGCTGTGCGAAGGATGATGATGCGATTTATTATCCGGTAGGCAATGTGGATATTGAAAGGGGTGATGTCGCTCTGGAAGATGGAAAGGGAGAATTGGTAGCCGGGAGTTATAATGAGGAGGATTATGTGCTGGATACGCTGGCGCAGTATCCGGGAGATCCTACTCTTGGCAAACTGACGTTTATGATTGATCTGAAGAATCAGTTGGCGAGACAGGAAGCTGGCGGATTTAACGGAATCGGTAAATCGGGATTGACAATGAGTCTGGGATATAAGAATGGTGACTATCCGTCGGAAAGTCAGATACCTGTTTATACTTCTCCTGATGTAACTGCTGCGTATGCGGTTAAACTCCGTTTAAAAGGGGAGCTTGCTTTGGCAGGAGATGAATGGATGATTGATTACATTTATGTGCAATTGGCTGGCTTATTTCAACCTTATCCGCCTGCGTCCTTTCCTGAAGTGTTTATGTGTAAAGGTGGTGAGCAGACATTTGCTGCTTTTGACTCTTTTCGTAGGACTTGGACATTTGATATTACTTATAGCCGTTCCGGTCTTTCTTTCAGTCAGTTATATTTCAATTTATTCTTGAATTTGGCAGGGCAGAAACGGGAAGAGAGAATTAGGTTGAGGATTGATAAAGAATCTTTCTTTGAGGTGTATAAATTAAACGAGGAAATGAATTGATTCATTTCCTCGTTGTGTAGTGGGTACGAGAATCGAACTCGTATTACATGCGTGAGAGGCACTTTTGTGTGCCATTTAAAGCGCTTGTAGCCAATATCTTATAATATTTATAAAAATCATTTGCATCGAATTTGCATTAAAAGACGGTACTCATGCCCTTTCTTATAAATATCACCTCTTATATTTCATCTTTATCAAAGAACGTTTTCAATACAAAGTTAATCAATCAATCAGAAATAGCAAACATTATTTGCTTGAATTTAAGCTATCTTTTTCTAGTTTATCCGGCTAGTCATAAAAGTACTATTATGATGGATGAAGAACTAAGAAAATTTTGCGTTGAGCAAGCTGTATTAATCTCAATCAACAAGCAACCGCCGAAAGGCATTGGCTTCAATATGCCCGAATCTGTTTCATTATTTGATTTGTCGAATATGATTTTCGAGTACGTTAAATCGGGCGCAAAACCACCGATTAAGATAAATTTTCCTATCGGAGATACTGATTAGATTCCTATTTCGGTTCAGTCGAATAAACAACGGGAATAGAAAACTTAACTGTATTTTGGCTTTCCGTTCCTGTTTTGTTTGATATTCCTGTGTCGATAACTTTTATTGCTACGCCCGCTTTTCCATCTGTTCTATTCATTTCTGAAATAGTTAGATTAAACTCTATTTCGTGAATCAAACTTCCTGCTTTTTATTTGTCTGGATTTTCATAAATCATTTTATTTATTCCGTCTCCTTCGAATCTAGCACTATGCGGATCGACTACTGCTCCAACTTCTTTTAATTCTTCATTAAGTTCATTAACGGCTGTGACGATTCCGGTTATTGTCGCTTTTATAAAATCTTTTAGCTCCATATTTCATATATTATTGTGTTATAATCCACGAAGGAATATTATTATATCTATTGCTTTATGACCTTCTATTTTTAGTAATGCTTTCAAATAAGAGCCCTTTTTTTCTACCGTTAAAATTCTATTCAATTCCTTATGATTGACCGAGTTCATGGCTTCTCTAGCTTTTAATATACATGCGTCTATTGCATCTGAATAATTTTCAATATAAGGTTTTTCTATAATGTCGGATATTATATCTAAATAGCGAAGTAGGGCGCTTTCATATTGACCCTTTGAAAGAAAAGTATCTCCTTGTAAAAATAATAATGAAGCCATTATTTCCGCTTGACTCTTTTCATTCGTTTTTTGAATATAGTCTATCATTTCTTTTTTGGTAGCATCAATACTTTTTGCCAAAGAATTACTAGTTTGCTCTACTTCATTATTTATCTTTTTATCTATTGCAATCACATTCCAAATCTGCCATCCGATTAACATAGTCACCAAAAGCGATAAAATACCTATTATCACCCCGATATAGTCCATACCTAAATCCGGTGCAGATGGTAACGAAACGCAAATAGCAACAACACTACATATAATTGCGGTGATCGACAAACAGTTGCTCCAATATGACTTAATCCAATTTTTCATAACTCTACGAATTAAAATGCTTAATCTCCGACTCTGTAAAGTCACCCTCATGCGAAGCGCCCCCACCTGTATAACAACTATACTTTCCGTCCTCTGTAATCTCTTTGATTCGCATTTGCTTATTCGTCTTTATCTCTACGACTAATTCGCCTATACTAAATTCGGTCGGTTGATTATTGGCGGGCGATACGCTTTTCTTTGGATCAGTCGAGGAAAGATACTTTTCTTTAATTTCTCTAATGTCGTTCGTCATTCCCCAGATTTTGAAGAATAGAATGATTTGAAGTACGGCGAATAATATCGCGATGAAGCCGAAAAATGTTCCCATGTTGGTTTGTTTTTAGTGGTTGATGATTGTTTGTTTATTTTTTTATTGCTTCTTCTTTTGATGAGTAGCAGTCGGACTCTTTGCACTCTAATGGTTCCCAGCTATTTCTTTGTTGAAGTATGTAATATACTCCATCTTTTCGAATTTCTGTAGATGTAATTTTGTAGTTACGTGGCTTTCCATCTTTCACTATCCAAACATAGTCGTCGTTTTTGTATTTAGTTTCTATATTACAACTTTCAGAAATGGAAAAGTCAAAAACGGATTGATTATTATATCCACCCTGTGGGACGGTTCCCCTATAGAAGAAACAATATTCTCCGGGCAATAGCGGTACGGATGGAGTGACTTTAAATTCATAATCATTTATAGTCTCAATCTCAAAGCCTATTGTATTATCTTCATCTACTCCGATAGAATTTCCCGCATATATATTTACTTTCCCCGTTTCTAGCTCTCTTCTGTTTTTCTTTATGGTTAACTTAGATAATAAAAACTCGTTGGGAGATGAAGCTACTGTAAACCACCAATTAGATACTACAAAGCTGTTTTGTTCTTTATCATCGAAGTAAAAGTAAAAACTAGGGATATTTGTATCTATTACATTATTCGAATGCTTTCCATTCATAGTTGACTTAATTTTTGCATTTGCAATTCCGTATGTGAGTGCGGTTCCTAGTGTATTTGTTTTAGTGCCGGAAAATGCGGTTGGGTGTATCTTTTTTAACTCATTTCCGACCTTAAAATAAATTCCCGATCGAGACGTTTTTTTCATCTGCTTCTCTGTATTATTGTTTTTTTGCATCATCGCTACAATAATATCATTACTAACTCCTTTTTCTTTTAGCTCCTTTAGAGCTTGTATAGACGTGTCAAAGTTGTTTTTTGATGTATTTATTTTGGTTACTATAATATCATTCGAGAACCCAAGTTCTAACATATCGATTATAGACTGATTTGTTAAGACTTCATTTTGTGCAAATAAGATAAAGGAGTAGAATATTAATATTGCTCCTAACAGTAGCTTCTTCATAATGTTTTGTTTTAGTGATTTATAATATATTCTTGATTGATAAAATGTTTTCCACAATGAAAAGATGGATAATTTCCCGTTTCGGCAAATCTATATCGTCATAGTCTGGATTCTCGCTACGAAGCAGGATTAAATTATCTGAATCTTTCGGATGTCTACGAACCCTCTTTATAAGTCTGTATTCATTTGTTATAATTAAATATACTTGCCCGTAGTTGAAAAAGTCCCAGCTTTCGATCTTTCTAATTACTACTCTATCACCCGAAGCGATTAACGGTAACATACTATCCCCTGTAGCGAAAATAATCTTTGAATCCGGGTTTATCTCCGGTGCGTCTATACTTCCTATAACTTTTTCGTCCGTAAAGTCTACATCTCTACCGCTTAGCCCGCAAGTTGCGTCTATATCGTAAATTAATGCTCCTTTTCGCTTTGTTTCGCTTATTGCAGATTCGGAAATCTCGATTGTTTTTTGTTCTCGCTCTGCATTTTTAATCATTTCTCCTTTATCTCGTAGAAGCCATTCAGTAGATATATCACCGTATACTCTACTAATTTTCATTGCTATATCGGCGGATATACTTTTTGTTTTACCCCAATAACCTTTAGATAATCCGGCTTCTGCCTCTAATCTATATACACTAATTCCTTTATAATCAATGTATTTTTGAATTTTCTCTTTTATAGTCATACTATCATCCACTAATAAAGGTTAATTAATAGAATATATTCTACTAAATATTTGTATAGTAGAGTATAGTCATGTATCTTTGTCGCATCAAAGTTAATCAATCAATCAAGAAATAACAAATAAAAGTATAGAATTATGAAAGCAGGAATGATCGGAGACGTAGAATTTAAAAAAGCAGGAAGCGAAGCAGTATGTTGTGTAAGTTTAATTAATACAACAGTCGGACAAAGATTCTTAGCGTGTACGTTTTCTAGTAGCAAGACTTTCAAAACGTTCAAAGGCGCGGAGAAGTTTATGAACTCATTCGGATACCAAAAGATTTAATATTAATCCGTAGCCCTTCGGGGCTACATAATAAATACGATTATGACAAGCAAGAAGATAAAAGAACTGAAGAAAGGCGAGTATTTCAGATTGAAAGATTGCGATTCGTCCCCCGTATGGATTAAAGGTGAGTATGTTCGTTCGGATAAAAAGTATAGTACTTATAAATTCGAAGATGTCAATCATGAAAGATTGTTCTCTCCTGATAAAATCGTTTTTACCGATTTTGAATTTTAAACACAAAATAAAATATTAGCAATGAACACAACACCAATTAAACCGACACTGCAAGCGATGGAAGTAGGGAGACAAACCTACTTTCCACGCAACCGCAGAAAATCAGTGAGAACGACCGCGTCCGATTTAAAAACCGATGAAGGAAAAGTTTTTAAAACTTGGATCGACGGAGATAACATTTATGTTGAACGCAAAGAATGATACGACAATGGGACGAACTAGAGTAACCGGAAAGGTTGAGCCAATAGTAAAGAAGTGGCTTAGTAAAGATGAAGCAAAATCCTATATAGGATGCTCGGATGATTTTTTGAGAACGTTACGAGAAAAAGCACTAGTTTCCTTTTCTCAATTTGGAAAAATGATCTGGTACGATTTATCAAGTATAGATAGATTCATACAGAGTAATAAGGTAATCTAGAAAGAAATATTATGTTGACACTAAAACAAAGTCCGGTTGCTATCATCTTAATGCTTTTAGCGTGTAGCCTTGCAGAGGGCGATCCGGAGGCGGGCAAATTAATTATCGCACTATTGATCGTATTTATCACGGTTGTATATGTGCTAGTCTGTAACTATTTAAACACGAAACGACATGGCGGCGAATCCTCAATGTATCGGTAATTGTCGAATCTGCACGGTTCTTGGCGCGTGTCCTACTGATACTCTAGTTTGTGAAGATTGCGGAGAAGAAATAGAACCGGGTGAAGAGATTGAGCTGGAAGTAGAGACGTATGAACGTGGTAGGCGTGGAACAAAGATTATTACGGTTTGTACACGTTGTTATGAATCACTTTATCAGGATGGAAAAGATAACTTTTAAAGAATACGATAATGACACATTGGAAAACTCAATTTAATTATGACTATTTAGGCGCTTACAGCCTACCGGATGGAAAAGATATAATTCTTACTATCCGCGAAACGAAAAAAGAATTAGTAGTCGGTGCGTCCGGCAAGAAAGAAGAATGTTTCGTCGCTTACTTCTACGAAAATGTAAAACCGATGATTCTTAACCGGACGAACTGCAAGACTATGACGAAACTCTTTAAATCCCCTAATATTGAGGAGTGGATAAACAAACAGATTCAAATAGGCGCGGTAATGGTAGATGCTTTTGGCGAGAAAGTTGATTCGCTTCGCATTCGTCCTTTTATGCCGAAAGTCGAGAACTCATTGCCTACGGTAGAAACAGGATCGGCTATTTGGAAAAATATCCTTGACGGTTTGGCGGGTGGCTTTACGGTTGCACAAGTCCAAACGAAATATAAACTGACTAAAGAACAAATAAAAGAATTAGTAACACATGAAATCAAGTGAGCAAAAAGAAATGGAATGGAAGGAGAGGAGACGGGGCAAAATAACCGCCTCTACACTTCCCGACTTAATGAAAGCTGGCAAAGGTTGTCCCTTTGGTAAAGCTGCGTTGGATGCGATGTATTTAGTACGGTATGAACGTAGAACCGGGACAATACGAGAAAACGGAAGCGCAAAAGCTTTCGATTGGGGGCACGAAAATGAACCGCTGGCGGTAGAATGGGTTCGTAGTCAATTGATGAATGATATTAAATCATGTACAACAGATTTTAGTGATATTATTTTTAATGAACCGTTTGAAGGCTTTGGGGATTCCCCAGATTTTTATGTATATGGATTCGATGGAAAGATTATCGCTTTGGGTGAAATCAAATGTCCCATGTCGCAAGGTAAAATCGAATCGCTGCAGTTTAGTAATGCCATCAGCGAAAAAGATGAATATTATTGGCAGTTTCTCGGTCATTTTCTCGGTAGACCGGATGTAAACAGATTGTATTATGTCATTTATGACGGCTATGTAAATGACGGTCGGATACTTGAAATGAACCGTTCCGATCATGCGGAGGATATAAAAAAACTCTATGATCGTATCCGATTGTCTAGCGAAATAATAGATGAATCTATCCGTTCCGGTCTGGACTTTCTCGATTGTATAGATAAAGCAAAAGCGGTATTAGAATTAAAGATACAGATCGAAACGTTAAAGCCGGAATCGAAAAATAGCGTCCCGGTAAAGAATCAGATTTATAAGTTACGGAAAGAATTAAAGAGACTAACAAAGAAAGTACCGTCACAACATTAACATAACACGATTAATCACATTCTTATAAACACTTTAATAAACACGAAATGATGCACACTTGGTTTTTATGTAAAATCCGTTATGAAAAAGTAATGGAGAACGGAATGCAGAAGAAAGTTACTGAGCCGTATTTGGTCGATGCGTTAAGTTTCACCGAAGCGGAATCACGAATAATCGAAGAAGTTACACCGTTTATTTCCGGTGAGTTCACTGTGTCCGATATTTCCCGCGCGCATTATAGCGAGATATTTACGAGCGAAGAAGATTCTGCCGATAAATGGTTTGCTGGTCGACTTGCTTTCATTACGCTTGATGAGAAAAGCGGCAAGGAGAAACGAACCTATACAAACGTACTTATAAAGGCTGCAGACATTCACGACGCAATGAAGAAACTCGACGAAGGCATGAAAGGAACAATGGCGGATTATTCTTCTATTCTCCTTAAAGAAACGGCGATTGTCGATGTTTATCCGTACGAAAAGAAAGAATAAAGACTATTTCAAATAATATTATTAACCAATAATGCCGATGCAAAGGACATCGTGAGGTGAAAGCCCTCGTATTTAAGTTTTAAATTCTATATTCTACGTCTAATCAGCGTAGAGAATATCTGGTTAGACGACAATTTATTTTTAATATATGGCAAAATATAATAATGTTAAGATAGACGGATACGACTCTAAAAAGGAGTACCGACGCGCTAAAGAGTTAAAACTCCTAGAAAAGAAAGGTGTCATAACCGGACTACAGGAACAAGTTAAATTCGAGCTTATTTCGCCTCAATATCATTTCTATGAGATGCAAGGAGTACGGAAGATGTTGCGTAAGAAAGAACTTATCGAACGGGGTGTTTATTACATTGCAGACTTCGTTTATTATCGGGATGGTGAATATGTCGTCGAAGATGCGAAAGGAGTTCGAACAAAAGAGTATATAATCAAACGTAAGCTCATGCTTCACGTTCATGGAATTAAAATAAAGGAGGTATAGGAATGAAAACATCACCAAAGCGAGTAAAACATGATTGCCGAACGTGTAGGAACGGTGGCAAAGAGAGTAATTTTATTTGTTATTGCTCTGTCTTTAAGGTAGGGAGGTCGGTAGGGGTAAGAGTATGTAGTTATTATGTCGCTAGGTAGATTTTATAAGTGTGATGAATATAGACGGATATACGCTAACTGAAAAAATGAGAAAAGCACGACGACGTTTCAGATTTACCGCCACCGAACAAGCCCTTTTTTATGAATTAGTGGCTATTTGTAACGGCGAAGATTGGAGGGACGTTTTCGATTGCTCGAACATTGAACTTTGTTTTGCGCTTAACGTGAATGAGAAAACACTAATAAAAGCCCGTGAGTCTTTAATAAATGCAGGATTGATTTATTATAAATCTGGTAAAAACAAACGTGTTATAAGCTCCTATTCTTTCGTGAAGGAATTTAAAACCACTGTAACAACTACTGTAAATTTTACAGCCAATCAAACAGCCAATGATACAGGGGATAGTACAGTAGTTAAGGGAGTCAATAATACAGGGGATAGTACAGACTATAATAAACTAAAACAGAAACCAAACAAAAATATACTCTCTAAGGTCTCTCATGGGGATTTTGATTTTATATCTACTGAGTTTTTAGAAGCGTTTACTCTTTGGCTTGAATACAAGAAAGATAGACGAGAAAACTATAAATCGGAAAAATCACTCAAAGCGTGTTACAACAAATTAGTAAAATTAAGCAAGGGTAATCCTGAAATTGCATCTCAAATTATAAATGAAGCGATTGCGAATAATTGGGCAGGATTCTTTGAGCTGAAAAACAATAAAAACGGAAATGGAAACAAGAATCAAACAGACTCTACCGATAGCGGAGATACTATCATACGGACGACCATA